ATTAAATGTAATTTCTAGATGTTACTTAAAAGATTAGGATAAGTTTTCTAATTGCTTTTCCAATTTTTTTATTTTCTCATCTAAATCTTTTTGTTGCTCATTAAAGTTTTTATCAGATCTAATTGCTTTATTAAATTTATTATCTAACCTAAGTTTATTTTCACGTAATTGAGTTATTTCTGACTTTATTTTTGAAGCTTTTTTACTTTTTTCTTCAATAATCTCTTGCTCAATTTTATTAGGGGTAGAAAACCAATTTGATATTGGATCTGTTAAAGCTTCAGGTATATTTAACTGAGGAGTATCTGGAACAATACTTCTATCCCTTGCACCTGGAACCTCATTAAATATATCTTTCCTTTTTTGAGTAAAGTTTTTAGAAAATTCTTTAAGCCTATTTTCATTGGCAATAGTAGAATCTTTTAATGCCACCTCTAATGCTATTTTGGCATCATTATAATCTTTTATTTCTCCAGATTTATTTAAAATCTGGTTTTTATATTCAGCCCATTGTTGATTATCTTTTTCAAAATTAAAATAATCTGAGCTTAAAGTTCCCTCTTGAAATATAAAAGGTAAAAAATACTCTAATTCTTTAGTTGTAACTTTCCTGCCTAAATCTTCAGCCATAAGAGATTCTACTTGTTTAGTATTTTGTTCTCCCCAAGCTTTATCATTACCTGCCACTTGATTATTCCATCCTGCTATTGAGTTATCTAAAACTTTTTGTTCTTCGGGAGATGCTTTAGAATTTAAGTTAACTGTATCTAAGTTAAGTCCTCTATTTTCTGCTTCATTAGCTAATAAAGTAATTTGGGCTGTATACTTACTCTTAGAAAAATCATTTAATTGATCTTTTCTTGCAGTAGCTTTAGCAGACATTTCAGCAGTAGGATTAAAGTTTTTATTATATAATCCTTGAGTAGTGGTAATAGCTTGGTCAATTTCTTGAGCAGACATACCAGCTGCTTTACCTGCTTTTGTAACCTTTTGTACTATATCATCTACAGATGAATACTTGTTTGCTAAATCCATAGTCTGTGTATTACTAAATTTATTAAATGCTTTAGTTTTAGCTTGAGCTTCATTCCTTAAATCAATTTGAGACTGAGTGTTAATTCTAGATAAGTTGTCTGTAGCTAACTGTGAGTCAAGTCTTTGACCTGCTCTATCGTTTTCTAAGGTTTGTTGTGCTGCATCTTGTAAATCAGATACCCTACCGTCTAAAGCATTAGCTATTTGAGTAGGGTCATATTGAGAACCAAACTGATTACTTAAAGAACCAACATCAAAGCTATCAATACCATCTTGATCTAACCTACCTATGTCACTAAGTATACCTGCTGTATTAATATCAGCTTGAGTATCATATTGACGTATTTGTTCATCAGTAACGGACTGTGCTGCTGATTGTATTGTTTTAAGTCCAGAGGCAATCGTATCAGATGCACCAGATATTAAACTGTTACCTGAGTTAGTTGATTGCCCCATGTTTCTCCAAGTAATAGCCATTATTAACCTCCTAAACTAGCTTTCTGTTTTTTAGCGTTACTAGATGCAATTCTAGCATCTCTTTCTGATACTCGTCTGTCATACTCTTGTTTCTGAATGTCAAATTGAGCTTGCCATTGATTGTTAGCAATACGGTTTTGTTTTCTACCTTCACTAAGTTGATTAAAACCTAAAAAGGTTTGAGCAACACCAGTAGCTGCACCAATAGCTGGAAGTCCCCAACCTTGTCCACCTTTTTCATTCATAAAGAAATTATCAAACATTCCTCCTGAATTACTTATAGATTCTGAGCCTACTCCAGGAGCATTTAATAAATCTACATTTACTCCTGTATCAAAACCTTGATAAGGTGTAATACCTGAAGCTGTGTTCATAAAATCTGAACCCATAGAATAATCTTGACTACCTAAACCTAAATCAAATGATTGAAAGTTTGAATTGTTAAAATCAGGCATACTCATAAATCCTGAATTGTTTACGGGTTTTGTACCATAACTCATAATTTTCTCCTCGTTAAATGTCTAAACCTTTGCGGTCTGTTATACCTTCTAGGCGTAAGTTTGATTCTACGTAATTCTGAATTTCACTAAAAGCTAGTGCTCCAACATTACCAGTATGTATTCTTAAATTGTAATACTCTTCAGGAGATTCTAAAGCACTTTCAAGCTGAACACTAGAATCTACTATAGACATTGGGTCTAACAAGTTTCGTATAGGATAAGCTTCAATGAGCTCATCTAATTCTGCTTGTTGTTCTTCCTGTTCTGCCTTTAACTGTTCAGCTTCACCAAGTAAAGATTCACTTTCATACATTAAATAAATATTAGCTAGTTGATTAATATTACTTACTAAAGCTATAGCGAGTTCTCCAGTAAACACTGTAAAGTCACCTTGAAATAACCTATATACACTATAAATTAAAGCTAATATAGCGAACTTCTTAGCTCCGATTACATCTACTAATTTACCTATAGCTAAGTTTGTTAATGCTGCTAGTAAAACTGCTATAGCAAAATTTAATGTTACTGCCGTTGCACTCCCTGTAATAGCAACCGCAGCAGAAATAAAGCTACCTCCATCTGAACCTGCAGCTAATACAGTTAAAACTGCAGCTACTATTATAATTAAAACTCTAAATGCGCTTGTTTGATACCATTTAACCTTTACTGTTTCTATAGAGTTAAAACATAATCTAATAGAATCATTCATTACATCAGTTTGCCTAAGTAATGTCATAGTGTGTAGTATATTTGAATTAATAGGTATATTGAAGTCATCATTATCTTCACTTAAACTATCTTCTAGGGAAGTATCTATAGTATGGTTACCATATATATAGTTAACCTGTTTAAGTCCTACTACTTTAAGTTCAGTATATATCCCAGGAGATGTTTGTTTTCTCCATATCATATAGCTAGACTCATACTCAAACTGATCTCTAAACCCAAAAGATATAGGAGCATTTATTACAGTCTCCCTTTCTACATGGTTCTTCTTACCTATAGTACCTACTTTAATAGTAGTTTCAATATAACTAAAACCTAACTCAACATGATAATTCCCTTGCCCTGCTGCGTTGTTTTCGTCCTCACGTATAGTTATTACGTTAGTAGGAGGAGGTATTGGGACTGAAGAACTTACCCAATTTTCAAATTCTTGCTTATTTACTGTTTGTGTCTGAGCCAGATAAAAGAAATAGTTAAACAAATACTCTTGGGTAGGTACACTCTCTGATTGAACAGGTGCAGCTATAATTAAGTAAGCATGGTCTACCCCATCTATGTCTGGATTCTCTTGGATACTATCAGCAATATCTTGGTAATCCAACCCTATCTTTTTAAGTAGTTTTTTACTTGTATCATAACGAGAATTTCCCGAACCTACTTGAGTTAAATCTACATTATTTCTAATAAATGGAACTACAGGATAATATGCAGACTCTTTAACTGTGTCTGTTACCTCTAACACTTCATAAGTAGAGTCATTAGCATTATAGTAAAAGTATTTAGTTTCCGTAGCAGTTAAATATTTAACATGATAATACCTATCCGCTACTATAGCAGTGGGTACTGTGTAGGTCTCCGTAGTATCATCTGTATAAAACACTTTTACTTGAGTACTAGATAACCAATCTGAAGATTCTACTTCTTTACTAAGATTTATATATTCATCAGCAAACAGTAAGCTATCTGCCGAACTAAATATATTAAACTCAATTGTTACTGGCTCACCTTCTATAGATTCAATAACTAACTTCATTGTAGAACTATTAGCTCGTTTAATCTCTTGTGTACCTTCAGGAAGACCATAGTGGTACTTATCTTTACCATACCTATAGTAAGACTTAGCTTTAGCTCCTAAGCCTCCTAAAGTGTTTGCTATGAGGTCATCCCCTATGGGTCTATCCTGTATAATAGAAGATAAAACAGACTGTGTTACAGTATCCCTTATCTCTGCGTGGATAGGTACAGTAGCTGACTCTACATAAGTTTTCTTTTTAGAAAATAACCCCATAATTATATTTACCCCTAAGTAACATTAATACCTAATCTAAGTTTCTCCATTACTTTAGCCATCTCGGTATCATCAATACCTGCATCAGCCCTACTAAATGCATCAGCATCAGTAGACATAGTAGTAACAAAAGTATCATTATATATCTTAGCTGTTTTTTGTTCAGCATCACGAATATAACCATCTGCTTGATTTTGATATAACTCAATCTGTTTACCTATTACACCACCTACAGGATTACCATCAATAGTATCTTTAGTTTGTGCTTCTTCAGTTTTCAATCTTTGGTCTAGTATAACTTTCTCAGATTCAATCTTAGAAGTCTGAGTAGTAATTTGAGTATTCTGACTCACTGCATTAATAGTCTGTTGATCAAGCATAGATACTTCAGCTTCCATCTTATCTATTTGCTGATCCATTACATCTAACTGTTTGGTTTGAACCAGTACTTGTGCTGTCACTAATTCAGTGTCTTTATCAGCTTTAGATATTTGTTTATCTAATAAGTCTAATTGTTTATCAGCTATCTCTACTTGTTTCTGTGAAATTTCTAGTTGAACCTTAGCGTTTGCTATTTGCTCATCAATTAACTTTGCTTGTTGGTTAGCTAACTCAAAAGATAGTAAATATTGAGCAGCATTACCTAAAGCCATATCTAAAGAAGAAATATACGCATTAGTGTAATTATCTCCTGTAATACGACCTGCTTGATATTCTGAAGATAAGTGCGATTTAACAGTACGCATTAGTTCATCAAATGCACCTGCACCTTCTTTTTCGCCTCCTGTCAAAGAAGCTATAGATAACTTTTCGTCTTGTATTGCCATTTGTATTCCCCTTAATATAAAAAAGTCCTGTCAGTATACTGCAGGACTCTTAAAATTTATATACTCGTATAAGTATTAATCAATTGCACCACGTGCTGCTTGATCTGCTGCAAGTTCTTTTAATTCTTTATCAGATAATTGTGGGAGTACTTCTACACTAAACTCAGGAATAAATACGTTTTTAGCAACCTTACCACCACGACCATCAGGTTCTTGGATAGATTTACGGAACTTACGATTCTTAAGTGTTTTATAAATAAACTCTTCAACATGCCATACAACATCAAATGGAACAAAACGTTTTACGGTCCCTACCATTTTATTAGATACTGTAATGTACTCACCCTTAGACTCTCTTCGAGTTGGGTTCATGTTTACTACACGTACACGTACTAGTTTGGTAGCTTCACTAATAAATACTTTACGTGCATCCATCTTGTTAAGTTTCTCAACAGCTTTAGTAGCTACTGGCTCACGTGCTTTCTCTACCTTATCTTTTAACTTTTCTAAGCTAATTGAAGGGTGATATTTCAAACCCATATTGTCTGCAATTTGTTTTAACGCATCTAACTCTGTTACTTCTATTGTTTCTTCACTCATAATAATCCATTTCCTTCTAATTTAGGGAGGGTCTCCGCTTTAAAGTATAAAGGGAGCAAATGCTCCCCTTAGTTAATTTACTAAACTATCTTACAGTTCAGCAACAGTTTTAGCAACAGCTAAACGCTCAGGGCGTAAGAACATAGTTGCGTAGAACCATTTGATTGAACTGAAACCAGTTTCACCGTAAGGGTCATGTGCATGAGCCACAGCTTCACCAGGCATCTTAGTAAAGATCTTGAACTTAGTAGATGCACCGTCAGTTTGGAAACCTACAGTAGTAAATGAACCATCACCAATACAAAGCATTGGGTAGATATCATATTGTCCACCAGTTTCACGGTAACCTTCGTTAGTTACTACACCTTTACCTGCACCAGCCCAATGAGCCATTTCAGGTACAACGATGATACGGAACTCGCCTACTTTACCGATTTCACCATTAATCATGTCAGCACCTTTCTTGTAATCACCAGCATGAGCATACTGTTCAACAGGAACAAATGCTTTGTTACCAAATGAATCAACCATTTTAGTAACACTTGGGATTAACTCAGAACCTATGTAAAGAGCACGACCGTGACCAATAGTACGAGTATCAATCATACGTGAACCAGAGATGATTTTAGTTTTCTTAGGTGTACGGTTATTATCTAAATCAATAGACATACGTTGTAAATCTTCATAGTCGATAAGTGAAATATTTGCACCTTCACCTGTAACCTCTAAATCTTCAGTAGCAGCACCACCAAAACGTACAACACCTGCACCGTTTAGTAAGTCAATTTGAAGAACATCTTCAGTCATTTCGTTAGCACCCATGATAAGCTCACGTGATAAATGCTCGTATAAATCAGCATCAGTATCGAAATCTAAAGAGTCTTTAGTCCACTCAGTGAAGAAACCTAACTTTTCAAGTTCAGCTTCAATTGCAATACGTGTGAAACCAACACGGTTAACACGACCACCAGTCTCAGAAAGAGTAGGTAGTTTAGCTGTAATAGTACCGATATCTTTAGAAGAACCATATAAGTTACCGTTAGGGTTATCACCATTACCTGTACCAGAACCACCTGATAATACACCTGCAGCATCAATACCTTGGTCGTTGATGTTACGATCATCTAGTAAAGGCATGTAGTGGTATTTCTTAATCTTCTTACCAAAGTGCTTAGGCATAGCAGTAACATCTGCTAATGGTGAGAAGTAAGCTTCTTTTGCAGCTTCAATTAAAGATTTCTTGTTGTAGTAATCTGTACGGAATTGTTCACCAACTGATGAATCAGCACCTGTACCCCATTGGATTTGACCAGTATCATTAGACATAATTTATTTCTCCTATAATTTAAAATTTAAAGTTTTCAAACTCTTCATCGGTCATAGCCAAAGGATTAAAATCAAATTTCTTTTCCTTAGACTTACCAGAGTTTTTAACAGGACTAGCAGCTTTGCGTTTGTCCTTTCTTAAGTTGTCGCTTTTCTTAGCTTTCGGCTTAGTAGGAACTACAATATTTTCAGTAGGCTTTGGCGTACCATCTATTGTAATCTTACCAGCTTTAAATAACTGTTCGCCTACTTGCTTGTAAGCATCAAAATCAGAAACTCCTTGTAGTCCCCCAAACACTTTGATTCTATCAACTTCAGCTTGTACCTTAGCATAGGTGCCATTGGATACGTGAGCATTGATAACTTCTAGTTGGTTCGGATTACTCGCAATATCACGCTTACTAGATTCATCCCATTTAGAAGAAACAACTTCCATCGTATCTGAAAATGATGCCGTATCCTGTATACGTGATATAACTTCATCCAGTTCTACTTGGTGGTCGCCAACAGTATGATTCTTAGGTGTGTATTTGTTCTCTTCACTTGTGTTAATGGTAAGAGGATCAATTTCATTGTCTCGAACCAGTTGAGATATAGCTTCAGGGTTACCTGATGCAACATCAATTAAAAGAGATAACTTACTCTCATCGAGTAATTCATTATTCTCTAGCATCTTCATAAGTTTAAGGTTAGGTTTAAGAGCAGCCATCTTCTTACTGTAGTTTGCACCCATCTGCATTAGTTTCTGTGCTTCTTCTACAGAGTTAACAGACATCTCTGAACCATTAGCCTTAAATGGTTGTAGTAGTTGGTTATGTAGAGCTTCATAGTCTACTTCGTCACCTTCTACTTCTGTATTATCTTCATCAGCATCTTCGTCATCTTCATCCGACTCTTCAGACGACAAGTCGTCTTCGGTCGAATCATCTGACTCATCTGCTTCTTCTAATTCTTCTTCCTCTTGAGTCTCTTCTTGGAGAGAGGTAGTATCGTCTTCTTGAGTAGTATCATCATCATCATCACCAGAGTTGTCTAACCCTTCTGCAGGTGGTTCAAATGTAGGAGGCATCATATTTAAAAAGTCCTCATCACTCATGCTTAAATCTTGATTTAGTTCATTACTCATAATATATATATTACTCCACTTCAGCTAGATATTCAGCTTCAGCTGCATCAATCTCTGTAAGAGTTTGTTGAGCCTGTTCTGCTTTAGTATATACAGTTGATAAGGTATGGTTCAACATACTTACCATAGTTAATAACTTCTCTAAACTGTCTTGTGCGATTTCTGAGTTCCCAGGACGTTGAAACATTCCTGCTGCTTGCAGTGGTAAGTCCTTAAGAATGTATTCATCAAACAAAGCTTTGAAAGAACGATTCTTTCGTAGTTTATCCAAGTGGTCTCCTAACTCAACCAAATTCTTAGCTTCTGTACGTGCTTCTGCGATTTGTTCTAATGGTGTCATATATATATTCTCCTAAGTGTGTCCTCCCTCCTATATTAGAGGGAGATTTCTATTTTAATTTAAAGTTCTGTTCTATTGGGTTCTGATGATTCCAATTGTTTCTTCAGTACTTCATGTTCCATATTGCCTTTGCTTTGTGCTTTCATCTTCTCTAAATCTCTTTCCTGATTAACCCCCATCTCTTCTTGAACATAATCCAAGTTCTTGCGGTCAGTGTCAGCAGATTTATTAGAGGTATCTGCAGCAGCTTTTCCAGCTTCAGCATTAATTTTGTTTATCTCAGCCTGTAGTTTAGCATTCTCTAACTGTGCTGCTCTTACCTCTTCTTGTTGAAGTGCTTCAGCTATTGGGTCAGGTTCTGGGCTAAACTCAGTAATTTGTTGAGCTAATTCAGGCATTTTACGCAATCTAGCGATATCTGCAAGTATTAATTTATACATGTCCAAACCAAACTGTTGTCCTGTAGTCTGTAACATGAATGCTAGTTCCTTAGCTTTCTGTTCATCTGCTTCTGCAGTTGAGATAGATAATCGTAAATCATAGTACCCTGCTAAATCATCACGTCTTACTGTAACAAACTCTTTATTAGTAACTCTGATTACTTCTTCCTCTTCTAAGAAGTCTTGGTTCATAGATATGATTTTACGAGCAATGTCACGCATACCATTCGATAACCTACGTAGTATACCCATCTCACGTTGTGCTGCTGCACCTAGTGCTCCATTAGCAGCTGCTGCTGTATCACCTAAACCAGCTCCACTAATACCTTCATTAAATGCTTTAATACCAGATAAAGATTCTGCTTCATTATTCTGATGCATAATCATCTGAAATGCACTGTTAGGTAACTCAGGGTATGTATGGTTTATAACAGCCTGTCTTGGGTCAACTCCAGGATTAAACTCATAGTCTGCACCTTTCTCCCACTTACGTTTATTAATTACATCTAAAGCATCCTTACGAATACCTATCTGACCATTAGCACTCCGACCCATAACATCCATCATACCACGGGTTACTGCTCCTAGTATCTTCTGGTTATCTTCTAGTAACTCCCCATCAGGTTCACCATATACAGACTTCTTAACAGGTAAGTATGGAACCACTACAAAAGGAATACATCCATCAGGATAAGGATTCTCTTCTAATCTAATAAGTGTTTCACCTACCCAAGTAGCTACAATAGCTTTAGTCTTACCTGAACCATCAATGTCCCAATATCCCCAGTACTCTCTGGCAACAAACTTCTTACGAGGTTCATCATTAAAAGTAAACCCACCTTCAGCGTACTCACTCTTGTGGTCAGCATCTGCTAATACGGATTGAGTATTAGTAACTATCTTATCTAAGTTTTTATATCTTCCATCTTTTTCTAACTCAGATTTAGATGTTTCAAAACTATAAACAACAAAGTTAGCTTTAGGCATATCACCTTTACATGAAGGGTCTATGGTAACATTCTCATACTCACATACTTCAACAGTAGGATGATTCTTAATTACCACATCTTCTTCTATTATGTCTGTACCTGACTGAGATACCCAATGAGGTCTACCTGTAGCCTTGGTTACCTCAATAGCTTTAAGTACTTCATCAGGTAACGTAACTGGATCAGCTACCATAGCTTCTTGTAGGTTATCAATCTTACGACTGTTTTCCTCTAATTCAGTAATTTGATAGATTGGGTACTCCACATCCTTAGTGATAGTTTCAACTGCCCAACCTACCTTTACTATAACAGTACCTTCATTGACACAGGTACGTACATACTCATCTATAAACTTAGTTTTATCAATTCTAGTATTAAACTGATTATTTAATAATAGTTCATTTTGTTTTGCACCTTCAGCATCTTCAAAAGTAACTGGGTCAACATTAAAAATATCAGGTGTATTCAAGAAAGGTTCGCTTAATGAAGTATACCTCCACTCAGCTTGCTTACGTATTAGTTTAGGTTTAACTGTACTTTTACCCTTTAAAACTTTACTCTTTGAACTGTTAAAAGGATTTAAACTATTAGAAGTAACTTCTGGTTCTGAAGATACATGTAAATTGTCTAACCAATTACTTATCTTAGTGGATTGGTAGTCATGGTCATTTCTAGCTCCATCATAATCAGCAATTAAATCATTTAAGTCGGGTTCATTTTCCCAACCAGTCCCAAATGACTCTGGCTGTCTTTTTGTCTCATCTTGCATATAAATACCTTCCTTAATCTAATTTAGTGTGAATTATAGATGTTTTAGTGCTTAAATCAACACTTATAGCTAAGAAGCACATTCTTGAGCCTCTAGCATACAGTATCCATCTAGATCTATTAACTCCTCTAAGGTAATTTCAGTTATACTTAAAGAAGTAACATCTACATATGCAATCTTATGGTATTCATTTGATTGTAAAATTTCTATCTGATATTTACCATTTTCTAAAATAAAAGCATATGTAGCATTAACACCTAATTCTATCTTAGAAGATATCATAGCTAATACAGATTTAGTTTCTAAAGCAGTTATACGAATAATTGCATTACTTAATGGTTGTCCGATAGGATCCCGAAGTACCCCTGTTATTTGTATTGTCATTTTTCCCCCTAATCAAAAAGAACTTTTTCATCTGTAGTATTTTCAGCTAAAATTTGAACATCTTGGATATACGTAGGATGTCCTTGAATAGTGTTACCTGTAGTTACAACTTCTGTAGCTCGAATATATATCTTTATCACACTTAAATTAGAAGTTAAATTAATAGTCTTATTTTCAGCAAGTACATTACTAATATCTCCTGCCCCGTTATCAGATTGAAAAATATTACTTGTAACTTGAGTAACTGAATTTACGTCAATTCTAAACTCCCCATCTTCTATTACAGTTTGTACAGAATTACCCGAATACCATGCTAAAAGCCTTACCCTGACTTGCCCTATTGTATTTAACCTAAATGATTTAACTATTGTAAAATTATCTTCATCTTGTGTCTGTCTTCTTTGAGGTGCTTCCAATAAAACTTCTGTATTCGATTCAACGTATTCTCCAATAGCAATATCCCCTTTAATATCTAAAGAATTCCCATCCCATTTAATATAGCTAGTTTGATCACCTAATGAAAATTTATAATCCTCGTCTGAATAACCTAAAAAGAATCCAGTACCTGTATTATAAGCTGTCTGACCACCTTTAATATCCCCTTGGGTACCTACAGTCAAATCCCCTGTTACTGAACCAGAAATATCAATATTAGAGGCATATACCTTACCATCTTTATCTACCCTAAAAGGAGCACTATTAGGATTAGATGCACCTGACCAGAATCTCCAATCTTTATAGATGTTAGGAGTTGTTTGACCGTCTATGTAACCTTCTTGCCCTATTACTAAATTAGCTAAATCAGAACCATTCATTCCAGCAGTACTTCCACCTGCTCCCGCAATAATAGTTGTACCTGAATTTAATTCATTACCCGTAATAGACTTAGATACTATCCTATCTGCAGACAGCGTACCTTTAACTATTACATCCCCATCAAAGTAAGCTCTAGGCTCATTCCATTGAGGACTACCTGAACCAGCTGGAGTTATGCATCTCTTACCTGTTGACCTTGTTGGATCAGGGTCTTGGTCTATATAGAACAGATGGTCATCTAACTGAGGTACTCTACCAAAATTAACTAAAAAATCTGAAGTAGCTAGAACATCACTAGGAAAGTTAAGAGACTTGGCTGAGTCTACTATAGAATACCAACCACTGCCATTAAGTCCTGGAATACCTATTCCATCCTCACCATCCTCACCATCTTCCCCATCCTCACCTTTTATCCTAGTTATTTCCCAAGTTTCTGGTATCCCATTATTTATTTTTTGTACTGCCATCCATATATCATTTGGCGTTGCATCATTATGCCAATTAGATGGATTGTTTGTTGGATTTCCAGGATTAGGATCTACCTCCGAAAACTCAAAATCAATAGTAGAACTATCAGATACAATAGAAGGGGTACTCCAACTACTCTGCTGAGGTGAGCCACCATCTTTGGTAAATACTCTCGTAGATTGCCATATTTTTCCTGTTCCCAAAGGAACAGCATCTGACCATCCAGATGTAGTAGGTATAGGGCTACTCCACGAACCTCCTAAAGGAGTAGATATACTATTAGAGTTATTTCGAGTAAATGCTACAGATTTAAAAGCAGATACCCCTTCTTCCCCATCTTCTCCTTTAATTTTAGATATTTCCCAAGAGCCAAAAATACCATTAGTCTTTGTTCTTTGAGCTAACCATATAGTTGTTGAAGTAGCGTTGTTTGACCAATTACTTGGATTACTAGATGGATTTCCAGGGTTTGATACAACAGAAGAGTATTCAAAGTCTACTGTAGCAGTATCTGTCATTGCCATTACAGGAGTCCATTCATTCTCTTGAGGAGGTTGACCGTCACTTGTAAAGATTCTCGTAGATGCCCATAATTGAAGTTGACCTTCAGGTATACCATCACTCCACCCAATAGCAATAGGATTATCCCAATCACCGCCAGAGGGTAAGGCAGGTTTGCTAGACTGTCTTTTAAAAACAGTAGATTTGAATGCACTAGTTCCTGTAATCCTAAAAGGGTCTGACCAAGAACTATCTTGCTGTCCATTTACAAATCGAGCTCTACGCTCATAATTATCTTCAGCAGTTAGAGTATAATGCCAATTATAAATACCATCTACGGAATATTGAGACTTAATTTCTATCTCATCCCCATTTTCTCCTTTAATCCTAGATACATCTGACCAAGGACCTGCAACATTATTAATGACTGTACGCTCTCTTCTAAAAGCATCCCCTGCTTTCATTTCATTAGTCCAATTAGAAGATCCATCAGGAGAGTATTGGTACTCAATATATATGGTATCTCCTGCATCACCTTTACTATCTTCGGGTCTAAACTGGTAACCAATGCTCCAGTTATCGGGGTCAATGTATCCATTTACTGAATAATTTTCCCTTCTATAGAAATCTGAAGGAAGTAATTCATCATGCCAAGGTCCTGATATGCTATCTGCAAATTGAAATACTTGGAATATAGTATCACCATCTTCAATATCAATAGGGTTACCATCTGCATCTTGAATATTCGTAACTCGCATATTACCTCGAATATAAACAGTATCTGTTGTAGTATCTACTTCAAAGGTATCGTTACCATCTCTACTTACTTTAAAGTTATCTGCAACAATCTCTTTAGAAGAGTATGAACCATCATTTGTATGTGTATCTGAAGTTACCTTTCCATCTATAGTAGAAACGTATGTTTTACTATTCAAATCAAGATTTGTAACTATAGAATCATCTCCTACAAGAAGTTCAAAAGATTTATTAAAATCCGTAGGAGTCATAGTAAGGATATGGCTACTTGAACCATACAAAGTTACTACGTTATCTGTTTTCGTAACATCCGTATTAACAATAGTAGTTTCAATACTAGAGGCTTCTTTAGATTTAACCGAAGTAGCTGTAGAAGCTAAATAGTTATCTTCGTCATCTGAGTATACTAAGTCTTCAGTACTAACCTGACTAGAACAAGACTGCAAATCACGTACACTTGTACCTTTTCTTTCTAAATCATCATCACTAACCATAGTAGTATCTACTTGAGAAACATTAACTAAAGTATCTGCCATTTGATCTTTCTTTATTCTGGTTCGAGTAAATACGCTATTAGATATAGTATCTACAAGGTTTTGCCAATATGTTGGATACTCTATTGGGAAAAAATCTAAATCATTTGAATATGAAAGTAAGTCTATTATATTAATTGGGGAAGGGGTTCCATCATTAACTATTAAGTTCCCTGCCATTAAATATTTATTATTAAATAGAATTTCTAAATCGTAAGAACCTTCAGATAAAATAAAATCATATTCTCCTATACTATTAGTTTCTTCAATAGAAAATATTCCATCCTCATCTGTAATTCTTATCTGGTGGTTAGGTAAAGGACTACCTGTAGGGTCAATCAATACCCCCTTAACATTAATCATATAATCTCCTAATTATAAATTTTAGGTATGGTAACAAAAAAGGAACCATAAGGCTCCTTTTACTTAGACCCCGATTTAATTTAAAGGTATGCTTCTTCAGGTGTTCCATCAACAAGCATTTCATCTACGCGGGAAGACTCTAAGATCCCTACGCTTACCATATAGTTAAGCGCATCAGAGACATCCTGAGTGTCTAATTCTACATAAGAAGCTAGCTTAAGATCCTCATAAACATCAATGATAACATCGTCCGTACTGTTACGAATAGTTATGCGTTCAGTTAATGTGAAACGTTTCATAAATGCTCGTTTGGTTATTTTAGGTTGCTCATAGGTTAGTACGGGGTCTAAGGAATCTAAGTAATCTTGGTAAGTATCAGGACCTACTTCAGAATCACCAGTTCCTATCCAGTAATGAGTACCATTAAACATAAGTTCTTCTTTAATAGTAGTCACATAAGCAGGGTATGAATCTTTCCCTGTCACTACAAAATAAGGTATTAAAATATTCATAAGTCCTCCTAAGGTGCGTCAGCTACTATTTTATATTTAGAATCTAAGGTAGGTAAATACTTACCTTTACTTAGGGTTAGGTTAGAACTATAACCACGTTTAGAGTAATCTGCAAATGAAAGTAAAGTATCACTTCCGTTTACATAAGCCTTAGATACTTGTTGTAATAAAAGACCAGCACCGAGACTATTAACAGAAGGTTTAGGTATATTACTAACGTATTCTAATGTACCTGTGGACACATCCAGCTTATATAAAGAATCGTAATTAGAAGAAGAGGTATTACCAACAGACTGTAGTATATAGAAAACATTAGGATCTGTGGGATCACTTAGTAAACATTGAATCTCATTGAGGTAATCCTTAGATATCTCTAGTTCTAAAGTAGTCCATGTAGACATGCCGTCAGTACTTATGTTTATTGTTTTAAGGTTACGTATATTAGGACAGCTAATTATAGTAGAACCATCTGAAGAAATAGCGGTGTAGGTCTCAGTAGTTACTAATACAGAAGGACCTAAAAGTTCTTGAGTTTCCTCGGTAAACGTAGAACCTCCGTCAGTAGATAACCAACGAGTGTTAGTTTCTGATCTAAGACCTAATGTAGTTAAATCCTTACTGATGAATAATTCCTCAGATGTGTAAACAACTGCCCCTAAATCTTGCTCAGCCGTTGTAGTAAATGTAACCCCACTATCAGAAGAAGTAAACACCCTGATAAAATCTCGCTCAGATGCTTGGGACGAAGTGAGCATTATCTTAACGTCAACTCCATCCCCACTACATTCTATCCTAGCAGCTACTGTTAATAACGAGTCCAAAGCATCATAAATAACAACAGTACTCCAAGTACTTCCGCTATCATGACTATAATGTAATGTAAAGATATCCTGACCTCCCGTATCGTCTACATGTAGGAAATACAATTTAGTACCGTCATTACTACACTGAGCTGTTAAACTATGGGAGGCAGCAACAGCAGGAGTATATATTAATGTACTTGTTTGTAGGACGTTATCTATTTCATATAAAACTCCAGTGGTTCCACTAGTAGCTGCCCAGCTTTTAGTACCATCTGCTTTACTACAGAATCCAAATTGAGTAGAAACACTGAAAGGCTCAGCAACCGTACTATAGCTTGTAAGCGAACTTCTATCAGGTAACTCTGCTTCTAACAAAGGATACGTACTAGTAATTAATTGCCCTTGTACTGGGAGGAGTACCCTGCCGTCCTCAAGTTCCGTGCGTTCCGTTTGTACATAATCTCCAATAGCTAATCCAGCACCCCCCTCGCCTCCTGAACCCTCTACTCCTTCTACTTCTTTTAATAATAAACTAGGCATTATATGATCTCCAATGTTGTTGTGTTAATTGCTTCTAGGATTACTAGTTGTGATGGTTCCAGTTGTAGGTCTGTGCCTGAAGGAACCGTTAGCTTATCCCCTATGATTGTAAAGTTAGGGTTCAATATAGTTAATAGCTTACCCTCACTAGCAGTAGAGGACACCCTTGCGTAAAACCTAGAACCTTTAGTTAACGAAGCAGGTAAGACTAAAGTACCATCACCCTCGTAAGTTAAATCAACTATCTCTTGTGTAGCTCCTATAATATACGAACCTCCATCAGCGATGAACTCAGGTGATGCACTTGTAATTTCTTCCCAACCTGCATCTTTACGAGCATACTGCTTGCCATTGATAAGCGCTTCTGGGAAACTTACTTTAGCAGTATTATTTAATACATCAGTATTTGCACTAACTGTTAAACCAAAGTCGCTAATGGTGCTAGCTGTTTGGGTACCTGTATGATTACTTCTATCTAATAAGGTAGCATCCGTACTGTTAGCAGTGGCATTATCTTCAATACCTGACAGCTTTGTTATGTCTGCCTGTGTTGTATACTTGTTTACACTAATACTATCATCAATATCATCTGTAGTTGTAGTATCAGGTAATACCCCTAAATCTACAGCAGAAGGCTTATTACCGTCTGAGTATACTCTATTATTATCATCATATAATTCAGACGCTTTAAAAGTACTACTAGACTCTAAAATCCCACCATTACTCGTAATAGATGCAGAAAAATCAGAAGTATCTAAATTGCTTTCATGAAAATCTATCCTATTACCTATGTCTATTGAGCCAGTGTTATCTACAAAAGTAACTACATCATAGTTATTGCCTGTAGAGTGTAATGTCTTACCTCCTAACTTAAGTGAATTAGGTGCGGTACCCCCTGCAATTTCAGATGCTTTACGTGACCAATGGTATGCTGAGTAATCTGCAGTCCCTGGAATTACAACATCTTCGGGATAAACTGCATACTGTTCAGCTTTTTCTTCAGAGCTTTGAGCTAAAGTTGCTTGAGCTAAAGCTACAGTTTCTGATGCACTTGCAGCACTTGCACTAACAGAAGCTTCATTTGCTTTGATATTAGCTAAAGATGCAGCGTTAACAGAATTAACTTCAGATGTAGCAGCATTACTTTCAGAACTTGAAGCATTTGATGCACTATTACTGGCATTAATTTCAGAAGCCTGCGCAATAGCTGCTTGAGTAGTCGCAGTCAATGCATCAGTTGCAGCAGAAATAGCACTTGCATCCGCTTCATTTTCAGAATTTAATGCATTGATTGCACTTGTATTTGCTTCACTTGCTTTAGTAGATGCAATTAATGCAGCTTCAGTAGCTGCTTCATTTGGAGTTTCCCAAATAACCCCATTATAAAATCTAGTAGAGTTAGATACTGTATTAAAGTAAACCGCACCTATATTTAAAGGGTCACCATCATTATCTACAGTAGGATCTGAAGCTTTACTACCTAAATATCTATCATCATAAGTATCATATAAACTTTCTACTGCAAGTCTATCTGAAGACGTTTGTATAGCATCTGATGTAGTTTGTACTCTATCTGATGCAGTTTGTTGTGCGTCTGCTAAAGTTGAAGCAGCATTTGCTTCTGTATACACCCTATCTAATCCAGTCTGTACCCTATCTGCTCCAGTATTTAAAGCATCATTAGCTGTGGCAATACTATCTGCTTGAGTTTGGTTTTTATTGGCAGTAGTAATTAATGCATTGTTAGTTGTGGTTACTGCATCAGCATTTGTAATTACAACATCTGCAGAGGTAGCAATTTCGTTTGCTGTAGAAATATTTTCTGAATTCTTAGCATTCTGTTCACTTGCTAAAGCAGCAGCTTCACTAGCTTGTGCATTAACTGCTGACAACTCAGCCGCAATCTTTGCAGCTTCTGCTTCCGAAGCAGACTCTAAAATACCTTCAATATCTGCTTCAGTCCAGCTAGTTAAATCTGAATCTAAATAAAAAAATGTATCTGAAAAAGTATTATAATAATAATCCCCTGCTTCTAAAGGATCTCCATTTAAACGTTGTGTAGGGTTTGATGTTGAAGCCCCTAAATATTTAAGGGTTGTTCCAATGTTTTCTGCAACTATATTAATATTAGTTTCATTGTTTGCAACAGAAACAACATCATCTATATTATTGGCTACAACAATAACCTCATCAATACTGTTAGCTACGCTAATTACGTCATCTACATCAGTTCCTATGTATTTTTCTACAACTCCTGGGGAGCTTTGCGAACTAGGTCTTATACCCATCTATTTACTCCTAATTTAAAGTTAGTATTGTCTGGACTATTATGTAACATATTACGTAACTCTATTTGATCACATAATAAAGAATACTTTGCCATTAAGTTAACTGCAGTACCTTGTGCTTCTTGAGATGTTCTTTGCCCATGTACTCTAGAAGCAACATAAGATAATAAAGCTTCAACACAATATGCAGGTAATTCTATTTCTGCATTTAGGTCAGGAACTTTTACATCCAACTTAGCATGATTAGCTCTATACATAATAAATATAGTATTTGTATCAACAGGAAAAGGTATCTGAATGGTTCTATACCCATTTAAAAATATAGACTTTGGTTGATACTCATCATTTATAGGTAACTCTTCACCTATCTCATTAAATGCACAATTAATTCTTAGTACATCATCATTAAATACTGAAGTAGATGAATCAAGTATATACTTAACTGGTTCGGTACTAGAGGTATTTGTCACTGCATACTTAGAGTCTAAATCATAGTGAGTTATAGATGAGTACTCTTGTAACACTACTTCTCTTTCTTTTAAATTAAACTTTGTATGTAAATCTGATAAACCTAAATTAATGTGGGATATTAAAGTAGGGTAATCCTCTACCCGTATCCCTTTTTCGTCATTGATACCACCAGATAAAGAAAGGTTTGCAAGCTCTCCATATTCTAATAGTTCAAAAAAATCTGATAAAATCATTATATTCTCCTTTTGCAATTGGAAAGCGTATTGTATGTTAAACTAAATATGATTGATACTCACAATTATCATCATAATCTTCTTCCTCTCCCCATAGTCCATTATCATCTTGAACCATCTTCATTGAACCAGAGGGTGCGAAGGTATTCATCAAAGATAGCATAGATATGGTGTCACTAAAGTCATCGTGCTTAGACTTAAACCCTGAAGGAGATACTAATCCAATCTCATCTTCAAACTGTCTCATAGGTGCTGAGTTTCTCATGTCTTCAGGGAAATACATCTTACCTGCTTTGAACCAAGGAACAACAACATTAAACCTTTGCATCTTGTTAGTAGTAGGACGTATACCTGGAGCATTACTATTGTTCTCACTAGCTAAACTAAAGTAACAGTTCCTATCCCCCATCTCTTTTTGTATCCAAGGAATAAAACCACCTTGTTGACCTGATACCTCAATACCTACTGACATTGGAGAGTACTTTCTCGCTAGATAGAATAGGTCATCTATGTTTGCATCCATAAGCTGACGTTTACATATACCATCTAACCAGTACCAATCACCATTGTTGTTAATACCCCAAACACTGATAACAGAGAAATCTGATGCAGTCTTTTCTGAGGTTGCAAAGTCAGTAGTAATAAATATATTAAAGTTACCTAAATTCTTAATAACTTGGTCCCTGTTATACCAACGTATCTCATTATTCTGAACCAGTCTGTCATCCTCACTCATAATACGTAGCATAAGCTCTTGGTTAAATGCTGCAACATTACCTTTTAGTTTAAGTTTGTCATATTGATTCTTAACATAATCATAACTAAAACGGTCTTCCCAACTACCTTGGAACTCTTCACGTTCACAAGGGTACTGTTTACATACAGGATATACGTTAACGTTATATGCTCCTGACTCAACTGCTTTATATAATGGGTCTTTCGAGTTAAACGGTGTACCTGACCAAACTACTTTTTTACGTGCAGGGTCTAATGCGAATTCAATCGCTTTATCTACTGTCGCCTCAATGGATTCAATTACTGTTGCAGACCTTGCATCTTCATCTGATACCAAATCATCTAGTACTGCTAACTGAGGGCGCATACCCATTTCTTTAGCACCACGAACACCTGTCTTAGCACCATAACCTTTAACAATAAACTTTCTACCATCTATGTTTTCAAACTCATATCTGACATCAGTAAATCTAGTTTTAGGAATATACTTACGTAAAAACTCTGAGTTTTCCCAACGGAACTCTAAGTTCTTCCTCATATTCTTAACACCATTCTCTATACTGTCTGATACATAGATAGCTAGACTTACACTACCAAAGTTAGGTAACTTACCAAAGACTGCTAAGTATAGGAACAAGTATTCACCTAATAGTGTGGTCTTTGCCATACCACGGTGACACATGTTAATAGTATCCTTTCCATTATCCTCTATTAAGTTATCTAACATACGGTAATGTACTACTGGAGACTTATGAGACTCACCTTCTGTACCATTAACAAGCTTAATAAACTCTATAAACTCTATTGCAAACTGGCTCGGTGTATAATCCCCATTTTCCCCATAATCAATATCCTTTAGTAAATCTTCTACTTTAATTGCCATGTGATTCCTCTAATGCTAATATTCTGACAGCTAATCTCATAGCTCTCTTAGGTGTTTCTTTATACCACTTAGAATCAATCATTTCCATTGAAGCACTAGTATAATTCTCTTCTTCTAAATATTTTAATGTCTTTTCAAACTTACGTAACTTAGTTATACCTATTTGATAAGACATATTAGTTAGTACTAACTTAACTTCACCATCTGCCCAAGGAAAGTTCTTTTCTACTGCAGCCCAAGCTATGTAATAGTCATTCTGAAGTAAGTTAATAGCTTTCTGTGGAGTAACACAAGTAATGTTCTCATTAGGCAGTATGAGGTGCCCAAATCCTACAGTCCCTAGTCCTTTTGAATCTTTGTACTTACAACTTCTAAAACCCTCATCAGAAACTATCTGAGCCATCTCAGATGCATGTCCTTGAGCCAGTAATAGATTTTGGTACTTACCATAAACATTCGTACTTATAAAAATACCTCCTACTAGAACCAGTGTAACTATTGCTGTGTTTAACCATCTATGTAATTTCATTTTCATTTTTCTTTCTCCTAAATAAATCTATTGTTTCTCTTAAAACTACTAAAGGTCTAACAAACAATAGTAATAGAGCACTCCACCAAGGAACATTAGTTGTTTTAGATATTGTTTGATTACCTGTAACTTGATTCTTTTCTTCAATGTTATTTTGATTACCTTTAATCTTATCAGATGAACCAATATCAGCTTTAACTAACTGTTTACTAGTATCACTAGTGTTCTCCTTTCCTATTTGAGCTGTAGCACTAATACCAGGGGTATCTTTTAAAGGATTAACTGTATTAAACAACCCTAAAGTACTACATCCACTAATAGAAAGGAGTAATAAACTAATTACCCCATTATTCATAATTAATTACTCTTAGTAATTTCATTGATACATTTTAAATATGTGGACGAAGTTTTGTCATCAAAAACCGAATTACAAAACATCCTTAAATTAATAGCAGTCTGTTCTTTTGATAAAGTCTGAGTTAATTCCATATTCTTATTAACTAAACTTTCTATAGATTCCAACTTTGTATTAATACTAGGGATAGTATTACTAATTTCATAAACTAAATTATTAACTCTATCATCTTCGTGCTGGGAAGTCTGTAAAGAGGCAATAGCAACATCGCTACTAACTGCATTTACACCCAGCCAACTCACAAAAGCAAGTAATGCCGCAGGTAAAATATTTTCTTTTTGAAATACCTTTTTCATTATTTCACCTTATCCTTAAATACATACAATAAATTTTTCATATATATATATCTCCTGTTAAATGTTAAATGGAATGCTAATATAGCATTTTCGTGTAAAAACTCCCAGATAAGGAGTCTAATTTTTTACTTAAAGTTGACTAATATCTTTTAGGTATAAAAAAAAAAGGGAGGGGAGGGGTACATTAACTTCCCCTTTCCCTTGAGTAAATTAAGTTAATAATTTATAAGTTATTTAAGTTTTACTTCGTAAATTTAAGCCTAAATTGGCATCATAAATAGTTATGTTAGCATCTTTTTCGCTCGCTACCCATACCGATAATTTGTCACCAGCAAGCAAACCATTTAAAAAACCACCACCTGCAATATTAGTACGGTCTTGCCCGTTACTTCCGCGCATCCCTGTCGGTCTTTGACTAAAAACATATTGACCTGCTCTCTCTATGCCAAATATAAAGCCGATGTTATTGCCGTTTGCTGTACATGAAATATCCAACCACGCATGGCTAGTATAATAATCACCACTTTGACCTATAATGATTTCACCATTAAGAATAGTCATTGATTCGCTCGCGTCTATTTCGTCAAACTGTGAAATCTTAATAAACCCTTTATAATCCCCGCCAGTTAAAGGCTGAGGGTTATCAGGCGGTGTAAGGTCTTCGTTACCTGTACCAATAATACCGTTAATAACCAGTGGTATGTTTGTGCCGTTAGACTGCTTCTGAGTGTACCCTACGCTTGCGTAAGTGTTTAGTAATTCGCTTAACTCTAACTTACTAAATAGCTCTTGACTACTTATCGCAGATGATACTTTCTCAATAACAATAACAGCGTTATAGCCTGTAACATCATCCCCGCCACTGAATTGTACCTCAAACTCAACCGCTGTAGATTTATTTATATAAGCTACTGGATGTATTAACGAGCCTGAATTACCATTATTGTCGGTCAATATTACGGTTCCCTCAACACCTATGAATTCAGTATCAGAGGCGTTAAAAATCTGAAAGTTCGTAAATGAGTTAGTGTTAACACTAGTACAATTAATAAAGGCTTCAATCTTGTATTTGTAACCACCTTCCAACCGTATTTTATTATTGCTTATCTTTGATATATCAGAGCTATCATTGAATACTTCATTGTTTGCTATTTCCAAAACAGGGTTAGCAAAACTTACTGAGCCACCACTATAACCACGTTCAAAAATAGCGCTATCTGTTTCTTCGTTAAAGGGTGGTGGCGTTAATCCTTCACCTCCAGAAGGTAAAGGTAATACTGAACCTAACTTAAATACCCTTTTAGCGGTAGCTATTGCTGCTTGTTTTGAGATACCAAACGCTTTATATTCTATCTCATCACCCTTTATTAATATAAATAATTCTTCTATAGTTAAGTTAGGTTTATTACCTCGTAATCTAACTAACTCTATAAAAAAATCTTGCGTATTATTATTACTGATATTATTCATAGACATATTTACTCCTTATAAAAACTACATTTATTATCTTTCGGACGTATTATTAATAAATATTTATACTAGTTTTTCTACAATGGCTGCTGCTAGTTGGTCATAACCTTCTGGTGTCATATGGCTACTATCTTCGTTTATACCTGTCAACCAAACACCATTAGCGTCTCCAAATAACTTCAAAGGGGATACTGTTTTAAAGCCTGTCTGTGTAGCAAAAGTTTCAACGCCTTCAAGTAACGCTAACTCTGCCGTAGTATAATTACTAGGTCTAGGAAAGCTAGTAACTAAGACAGGTTTAATACCTTTAGTAGCACAGGTTTCTAAGAATCTTAAGCAGTTAGCTTTAGCGTTTGCAATTATTTGATCTGTAGGTAATCCGTCATTGATAGAGTATATTAAGTAAACCGCATCCGTTGGTTTGATTACATCAGAGTCTAACATTGCCTTAGCTCTAGCATAATATTCATCAGAGGTATTACCGCCTTTAGCTGTATTAATAACACTTGCTTTGATACCTGCTGCTACCAAGTCTCGCTCTACTCTCCATGCTGTAACCTTGTAACCCACCGATGATTCAATAGTGGAAGCTGTAGCAAATCTGGAATCCCCTACCATCATAAAGCTACGGTTTTGCTCCTGAGTATAAGCCTCAACAACTACTGCGAGTGTATTACTACTTCTGAATGAAGGCGTATTAGCTACCCCCCATTGTGTAGGCGTAGTAACACCATCACCACTTCTTTCTGCATTCAAATGTATACGAGCGCCACTACTATCAAAGTACTCTTGACTTGTCTGTCCATCATTACTACCCGATACTGTAAAGATACCTGTACCATGAACTCTAAGCATCAAAGGATAATAACCATCAAATGTACCCTCTGGATCATCAGCAAGAGATACTGCTTGAACGTCAACAATATCTGACCAGACAACAACATCATTACCTGAGCCTACGTCTGTTATACTTGTACTACTAGCACCATCAAAGGTAACATCCTTCCACCCTAAAAAACTCCTGTCATTATAAGTAGAGCCATCACGTTGCGGCACCACAAACTTTTTTGTTTCTGCAGTATTTTGATAAAGCAAATCACCTATGTCATCAGTAGATGCAACTATAGCTTTCATATCTGTCATATCACCGCTGCCCCCTAAGAACCTAAGACCTATACGTGCGGCTGAAAATTCCACAGGTAACATAATTACATATAGAAAGGTTCTTGAAGAATTTGATGATACGTTGTAAAGATTAGAACCTTTAACTGTAAAATGTGTAGGTGGTGTTGATTTTCTGAGCTCTAAATCATTTACACCTGCAGTTAAAGGTAAAACATTACCTAACCTGAATACTCTTTTTGCAGTAGCTAACGCAGCTTGCTCTGAAATACCAAATGCTTTATATTCAATTTGATCTGTTTTTATTATTGTAGTTAATTCATCTAAAGTTAAAGTAGAATCTGTACCCCTTAACCTGACCAATTCCACATAAAAATCTTGTATATTATTATTACTTAAATTACTCATACGTCTCCTTAAATTAATTTATAGTTTCACATTCACCAGCAATAACCAAGTCACCTTGTGCTGCTTCTCTCACAGACATAGCACCTGCTGCTATATTCTGTTTTAGTACTTTAGCATGTTCTTGTGTTGCAAGCCTCAAATCATCTATAACACTAGACTCTACTTGAGATACTTCTATTTCTAACTTCTTCTTCTCAGGTGGCTTAAGATGAGTTAACAATGAGTTAGCTGCATCACTTCTAACTTTCTCACTATTAGCATTAATCATCAAATCAGCCTGTACATTCAATGCCTCTTGGAACATATCAGCATTAAGTACATGTGTAGGTATAATAGACTGCTCATAGATAAGGTTAACTAGC